ATCCTTTACAATTGCTTTTCTCCCGTGAGGATTATGCGAGAATTACGCTCAAGCAATTGGTGTCGTTTTCGCAATGTATCTTTTACGACTCAGATTGGCCGATGGGATATATTTATCCATGGCCGCTTCCACAAGCCAGCCTTTACGAAGTTCATATTTTGTTAAAGGAAACTTTAACTGAATTCTCTAACCTTACTTCCACTTTCAATTTTCCTCCCGAATACCTCGCGGCGCTGCACTATAATCTTGTGGTTCGCACACGCGCTGCCTACAGACTTCCGCCAGATCCGACTTTTGAAGGATTGGCGAAAGACGCGATGGAGACGGTGCGCTCCGCGAATACACAAATACCTTCTCTTGTGATGCCGGATAATCTGGTCCGTCCGAGCGTCTACAACATTTACAGCGACCAAACGAGGTAACTCAAATGGCAATACCTGATCGTCTCCCTAACGGCTACGCGCTTCAAGACGGATATGTGCTTGAAGGCTTGCTTGCTACTCCACAGTGGCAGACAAACTACGGCATCACCGCACTCGGCACGTCCCGTGCGTCAACAACTCCAGCCCTTGTTTTAGGCTGCAATGTTGTGACGGTTGCTACAAGCAGCAATTACGGCGTTGTGCTTCCGAGCGCTGTCGCAGGCAGCATCGTTTATTTTTATAACGCAGACTCTGGAGATGCTGTAACGGTGTTTGCTCTTGCGTCCGACACCATCAACGGCACGGCAGGTGCGACAGGTGTTTCGTATGCCGCAGCAAAACGTGTGCTTTTCATCGCTGTAACAAACGGCGTGTGGATTGCGAACGTAATGTCTGCTACGTAATAGGTGAGTGGGACGTGGCTCAGATCCAACTTGTTCAAGGTGCTTATGAAGCGAGGAGCGTGATCGCAAACGCCCAACGCTGCATAAACTTATATCCAGAACAAAACACAAAAGATGCTGAAGTCCCTTACACCCATTACTGCACTCCGGGGCTGACGTTCTTGGCGCAAGGAAATGTTGCGGAAGTTCGTCAGCTCTACACTGCATCAAACGGGCTGCTTTTTGCGGTAATCGGCAGCACTGTTTATTACGTTCCAGATAACTTTGTTTTACAAGCGTTAGGCACAATCACATCACAGTCTGGCCTTGTGTCCATGTATGATAATAAGTTCACGCTTATTATTTTAGACGGATCACAACAAGGCTGGAGTGTTGATTTATCCTCTTTAGCTTTTGACGTTTTTAATCCGTCTGGGTTTTTAGGTGGAAATCAAATCAGATACATCGACACGTTTTTAGTGTCATCCACTCTTAACGCGAATATGCAAGCGAGTGACTCCGGCACAACCACTTACAATTCAAGCCCTGCGTCTATCGCTACGATTGCTGGCGATGCTGATCGCTTACAAATCATCGATGTTGTGCATAAAGAAATCTGGGCATTTGGAAATCGAACGACAGAAGTTTGGACAGATGTCGGCGCTACGCCTTTTCCATTTCAAAGTATTCCGGGCGTGTTTTTGCAGCATGGAATTGCGGCGTTAAGATCGCTGGCGAAATGGGGCTTGAATATCTTTTTCCTGTCCCAAGACAACAACGGTCAAGCCTTAATTATGCAAGGCACGGCGTATAAGGCAGATATTGTTTCAACCCCTGCGATTTCAGATGCTATTGGAAAATACACGACGATTTCAGATGCGATAGGTTTTTGTTATCAACAAGGCTCGCATATTTTTTACATGCTGAGTTTTCCATCAGCGAATGCGACTTGGTGTTATGATCTTTCCACCCAACTCTGGCATGAACGTGGGTATTTAGATCAAAATGGTGTTTTAGGTCGCCATCGAGCAAATTGTGTTGCACAAGCCTACAACAAAACAATTGTTGGAGATTGGCAAAACGGAATGCTCTATCAATTCGATCTAAATAACTACACAGATAACGGGGACGCGATTTTAAGACTTCGCTCCTTTCCGCATCTTGTGAATGACGGAGATCGTGTAAGTTACACGAATTTCATGGCAGACATTGAGGTCGGCACGGAAATCGATCCAAGTATTGATCCGCAAATCACTCTCCGCTGGAGTAATGATCGTGGAGTTAGTTATGGAAATGGATTGCAGCAATCGCTTGGGTTAAGTGGTCAATATCGAACTGTGCCGTCTTGGAGTAGATTAGGTTTTGCTCGTGACCGCGTGTTTGAACTTTCATGGACCGCTGCATGTGCCGCTGCTTTGAACGGCGCGTGGATACAAGTCGAAAAGATGGAGACGTGATATGACGATTTCAAAAATCGTCCCGAACTCCACAACACCGATGGTGGATGAGAATGGTTTGCCGACAAGGCAGACCCAATTATTGCTGACCGCTTTAACTCAACCCGGAAACATCGGCCCCGGCGATCTTGCTCCGAACTCTGTGAACAGTATTAATCTTGTTAGTGGCTCAGTTATTACCACAAAAATTGCTGATGGCGCAGTTGTAACAACTAAAATTCCAAGTGATACCATCACAACATCACAGATTTTAGATCAAGCGATTATAACTGTTAAGTTGGCAGATGGAGCCGTCACGGCTCCAAAGATGCCAGATCAAGTTATTTCCACTGCAAAAATCGCTCCGCTTGCAATCACGACCCCTTTACTGGATATTCAAGCTGTTACAACACAAAATATCGCTCCGCTTACAATCACTACTCCTTTAATCGCGCTTCAAGCAGTTACAGGGCCAAACATTCAAGCCAATACAATCACCGCAAATAACATTGCAGCAAACACAATTACCGCGAACGAAATTGCAGCAAACACAATCACAGCTGGTCAAATCGCAGCCAATACCATAACTGCTAATCAGATCGCAGCGAATACAATCACTGCAGGGCAAATCGCGGCAAATACAATCACCGCTGGCCAGATTGCAGCAAACACAATTACTTCTGGACAAATTCAAGCAAACACAATTACCGCAGGTCAAATCGCGGCTGGCACGATAACCGCTACGCAAATTGCGACAAATACAATTACTGCAAATCAGATCGCTGCAAGCACGATAACTGGTGATAGAATTGCATCAAATACCATCACCACAAGTTTGATCCAAGCCAACGCGATCACAACAAATCTTCTCGCAGCTCAATGTGTGACCTCTGACATCATTGCCGCTGGAGCGGTAATTGCTGGGAAGTTAGCAGTTGACTCAATTGTTGCTTCAAACATTGTTGCGGCAAATATCACAACTGCAAAAATTGCTGTCGGTAATGTAACAACTGCGACAATTGCAGATTACGCGGTGTCAAACAGCACAGGGGCGACTGCTTCTTCTACAAGTGTTTCTGTTACAATTACTTTGAAAGCCACACAAAGAGTTAGTGTGATTACTACTTGCAGTTCTGGCGGTAGTTCCGGCGGATCGTGTTATACAGTTGTTGGTGGAACACAATCGCCCGGAGGTGCCTATAGCGCCACTCTTTCTGCGTCTGTAACTCCACCCGGAGGCAGTTCTACTGGTATTGGAAGTGTAGGTAGTTCTAGTTTTTATGAGTCCACTGCGTATGGTAATGATCCTTACGGCAATCGTTTTATAACTGTCAGCCAAAAAACTCCACCAATGACAGGACTTTGTGTTTATACTGCCCCGTCAGACGGGTCATATGTTTTCACGGCAAGCAATGCTAATACGACCTTTATTGGTATATTAGTGATCGGATTGGTGAGATGAATTTTATCCGGTATAATCCTCAAACTGGCGAGATAATCGTCTACGGATTTATGGAAGACATTTATATCCAACAGGAAATAGATGCCGGACAACCGACAATGTTTACAGAGGAAGTTTGTGACTTTAATTTCTGGAAAGTTGACCTTGCCACAAAAACTGTGGTGAGAAAAACTCCAGAAGAAATCGCACAAAATTCACAAAATTTAGCAGAAAGTTTACCAATAAGACCGGAGCTTTTTGCTCCACCTACAACGCCGTGAGGAGAGTAAAATGGACCCCCTAACTTTAGGATTGATGGGCGGTGGCCTACTGGCGGGCAATCTCCTTAAAGGATTTGGCGGTCAGCAAGCATCCGGCATTCAATCCGGCGCAGCGCAAACTGCGGCACTTTGGCAAGCACTTGCGGCGGGACAGGCGCAACAAAATTACGCGCAGTATTTCGGCCAAGCAAAAGACGCCTTGAACCCTTACGTTCAAGCTGGCCAAACCTCTATGAACACCCTGCAGAATTATCTGACCGGGAATAACGCGAAAGCTGCGGGTATTGGCGGCGGCGGGGCGAATTTATTATCAACCTTCCAGCCGACAATGGAGCAACTTGCCCAAACTCCAGGTTATCAATTCACCCTTCAACAAGGTCAACAAGCCGCGCAAAACTCTGCCGCCGCAAAAGGCCTTGGGTATTCTGGAAACGCGATCAAATCCGGCGTGGACTACGCTTCGGGTTTAGCCAGCACGACTTTCCAGCAACAACTTCAAAATTACATGAACCAAAATCTACAGGCCTATAACATGCTGATGGGCCCGACGCAGATCGGCGCAACTGCTGCAGGTCAACTCGGAAATGCCGCAATTCAAACAGGGCAGTTGACAGGAAATGCGATGATGGGCGCAGGCACGGCTCTTGGACAAGGCGTGATGGGTTCAGCAAATGCGCAAGCGCAAGGAACAAATGCCCTTTACGGCGGGATTGCCTCTGGCCTAACCAATGTAGCGTCCCTTCCGATCATGGCGCAGTTGGCGGGGCAAGGTGTCGGCGGAAACGTAACGCCTTCTGGTCCTGCTGAGTTATGGAGTTTTGCGACAGGCAATTCCAGTCCATTCCCCTCAAGAGGGTATCAGACAAGCACAAATGCGTTAAACTATACTGGCGGATTACAATAAGGAACCTTGAAGATGGCTGAGATCCCATATCCACAGGCTCCAGAAGGCCCAAGGTTTTCTGAAGGCAATCCTTTAGAAATGATGTCGCAGGTGCAAGGGATCGCCTTGCGGAATGCAGAAACTCGCCGTGCGGAACAAGCTGCAGCAATTCAACAACAACAATTTGTTGCAAAGCAAGCCCTTGGGCAATTAATGCAGCATCATGTTGATCCAAAAACTGGCGAACTTAACAATGAACAATTTTTAGTTCACGCCGCGACTGTTCCAGAAATCCGCCCGATCATGGGCGAGGTTATGACTCTCATGCTCAACAACAAGCATGTAGAAGAACAAATTCTTGGGCAGCAATTATTAAACGCTGAGAAAAAGTTAGATACAAACGCTGGGATTTTTTCAGCGATCTACCAAGAAAAAGTTAGAAAAGGATTAAAAGGTCCGGAAGCGGATAAGCAAGCTGCCGCAGATGCGATTGCACAACAAGTTGCCGCTGGGACATTAGGTCGTGGAGATGAAGCTGCAAAGGCTTTGCTTCAACTTCATCAAGCGATTGATGGTGGACAAAAATTCGACGATCTTGCTCGGACTTTCGCGCTTTCAGCGCCAAGAGGGATTGAAGGGATCAAAGCGGCGGGGTTGACGTTGGGGCAGCTTACCGCTCCAGTTGAAACCTTTGACGACAACCCTGACTCCCCAACATACGGACAGAAAATAAAGGTTCCTGCCTACAAAGTTCAAGGCGCAGTTCCAGAAGGTGCTGCCGGTCTTATGGGAGAACCTATGGATGCTGCGCAGGGCGGGTCGGCTCCTCCCGCTGCTGGCGTGGCTCGGCAGGAGCCTCAACCCTCTGGGGCTCCTGCCACCCCTTACCGTTATCTTGGTGAAGCGCCTATCGCTGCTCAGCGCGAAGTGGCCTTCCAAAAAGGAGAAGGGGATTACGCAAAACTCGGACAAGAGATTGGTGAGGCTGCTGCGGGCGCAGCTGCAAGCCAACAAGCCATCACGGAAACAAAAGGTTTGTTGAAAGACATCGAGGCGCTCGGCAAATCCGGCACAGGCCCTACCGCTCCAATGCGGAAAGCTGCGGGCAAATTGCTGCTTGACGCACAAAATGTGATCGGCGGGGAACCAGATGACTCGCCTTTACGGAAATACACAAAAGGCTTGTTAGATAAAACTGCAAAAGTTGTCACGGGTTCCGACAATCCGAAAGAATGGGTTGGTGCAGCAGAGGCTTTTGAAAAGTTAGCAGCGGTTACGGCGATTGCAGGTCTTCGCACAGCGGTTGGTCCATCAAACAAAGTAACTCAGCAAGAGGTTATGAAGTTCATGGATCTCTTTCCGGGGCTTTCATCGTCTCCCGGCGGTATTAAGCGCATGTTGAATTACATGGAAAAGATCAACGATACCGCCTTACAGCGCCAAGAACATTTCAATCGTTACACAAAACATTATCGCACTGACCGTGAAAGAGGTTATGTTGCGAACAAGGTGATGGAAGATTGGAATGATTTTCTAAAGGCAAAAGGTCGAATTAAATTCGAGGAGTCCGAATAATGTCAGCTCTCGACGACTACTGGAAAGAAAAACACGAAGGCGGGGCTCCGGCCCCAAAAGCTCCAGTTGTCGCGGCCCCCGCACCTGTAAGTGACCTTGATGCTTATTTTGCGGAAAGGCATGAAGGAAAAGCTCCTGCCCCAAAAGCACCTCCTTCTGAATACAAAAATGAGCCATATCTTGGGGAATACGGTAGGCCGAAAGCACAAGGTCATCTTAGCCCTGCACAACAATACCAGCATCTTTTAAGCCTTGGGGCCTCTCCTAACGAGGCGCACTTACTAACTTCTGCCGCTGCTTCCGAAAGCGAATTAAATCCTGCCGCACATCACGACCAGAACACGGGCTATGGGCTGTATGGGCATCGATTAGAGCGCCTTGATGCGCTGCGTAAGTTTGCTGGCGCGGAATATCCGTCATGGCAACAACAAAATGCGTTCGCCTTACAGGAATTGCGCTCAAGGCCAGAATACAACCTTGTGCAAAATGCTAAAAACGCCCGTGATCTTGCAATTGCCCAGATGCACTTCGAACGGCCTGCAGGCTACAGTCCAGAAAATCCAACCGCTGGGCACAACTTTGCTGGGCGTCTTACGACCTTGAACCAGTTTGCGGGGCTTCGTGGAGAGGATCGTATTCCCCGTGGAGAATTGGCCCCTGAGTGGGGCGTTGGTCATTCCCTTGCGACCGGAGTGACGTTAGGTTTTGCTCCACAAATTCAAGCAGCTTATGAGGCTGGCTACAATCCGTTTGTTGGCGGCAGACATGCAATGGATCGGGGCCTTTACGAAAAGCGCCTTGCAGAATTGCAAGAGCAACGTCGCCTTTACAATTTAGAAAATCCACTTTCTGGCTATGGTGCGGAAGGTTTGGGCTCTGTTGCCACAACCGCGATCCCATTGGCAAGAGCTGGGCAGGTTTTAGGTCAGGTGGCTGAACGGGTTGCCCCGATGGTTGCACCTGCAGTTGCACCTTACGTCCCACAAGCGATGAGATTTTTAGGTGGTGAAGCCGGACAAGCGATCCCGCAAGTGGCTGAACAAATGCCAGGACTCGCGGGGGCGGCTACAAGGATTGGGTCTGCCGGTGCGCAGGGCGCAATTCAAGGTGTGACACAAACAGGGATTGAAGCTGCAAGTCGTGCGATGGGTGGATCACTCGGTGATACAGAAACCCCACTTTCAGAACAGTTTGGAACAAGTGCTCTTTTAGGCGGAACGCTTGGCCCTGCCCTTTCGAAGTTGGTTTCGCCACGGGTCGGTGGGGCGTTGGCTCCGGAATGGGAAGCGGGTCCACGTCAAGTCGGCCAACGGGCGCTTG